CAGGACTTGACGGTTCGCGAGGCTCAGCCTCGAGCTTACCGTTTTCACACTCCATCATCTGCTTCACGACATTGAGATCGGGCACGAAGGGTTTAGCCTCCGGGTCCAACTTCTTCCATCGTGGAAGTTGCACTTCATTGCCGTCGTCGGTGGGACCGACATGACTGAGCTCCTTGGTAGGAACCGAGTAGGCGGCAGAGAAGCGCGGGCCGAGGATTGAGTACCCCGGAACTTCGACAGTTGCTGTTGGCAAAAGCTTTGACCTGCGTGGGACGTTATAAGCGTGGACACAGATCGCAGCCAATGCATCGAGGGGAATGAACCCGTTAGCATCGGTGGGGCCAGCAAAGGCCCTAACGGTGCGACGTTGAACATTCTGCTCGTAAGCAGTGGGTCGATAGACGATGGTGCCAGCAGAATCCGTGGTCACGAAAACCTTCAGCGCAACACGATTGTGCAGCGCCTCAGGTCTCTTGATCAGAAGTTTCTCCCAACTGTGGTCGTTACCGGTCAATATGACAAAGTCAATGTCGACGGCTTTACCCTTGATCGTCATGTCCGCGTTGAGCGGCTCATAGCGGTTGGGGCCGACCAAGTTGATCAAAACCTGTGCTGTGTTCGCGATGACCTCGTCCTGTGTGGACTGGAAAAGATCGTCGGCGTACAGCATCGGCTCACCCTTGTACTTATCGAAAAAAGGATCAAGCTCGTTCAAAACGAAGACTTGACGCTCGAAATCGAATTTCTGAAGGTAGCGAGGATCGCCGGTCTGAGCATACATCTGATCATGGAGCATCTGACACAGCGGCTTCATAGAGAGAGACTTGCCGGAGCCAGTCTCTCCATAGAAGTGTAGCCACATCGGAACCTTGCGAGAATCGCTGGTCGCACGACGACGGAGGACGTCGAGGTGGATCTTGCGAAACCCGTCCATGGCACGAGTGTACTCAATGTTCAAGGTAGTCTGTAGCTTGTGTGTCGACTTGTAACGGTCGGCATCCAAAGCTGCATCCTGCGCGATGACATCGAGGACTTGGTTCTCAAAGTCGGGCTCGGAGACAAGGGCCTGTCCAACGGTACCAGCAAGCTGGTAGACGTTGGTTAGGCGTTGTGTCTCACGAATGACCTTGGTCATAGAGATCTCGACCAAAGACTGAGGCGAGGGCGTGTCCGTCCACCATTGCTGCAGCGACAAAAAGATGTCGCTGAGCTTGGTGACGAACCACGCAGTTGCCTCAGTGATGGACTTGACCTTTGGGAGTGCAGATCCCCAAGACTTAAGAGAAGGCTTAATGTTGAGATCGAGGGCAGACTTGAAGTAGTCAACGATGTCGCCGAAGCGGACGTCGCTGAGACCTTGTTTCTGCGGCTCGAGAACATCATCGCTGTCTTCGTCCTCAGGAGAGGACCAAAACGAGCGAAGCCATTTGCTCAGAGTCTGTAGGAATTTCTTCGCGGCCGACGTGATGTCGGGAACGAAGGAGAAGAGCAGATCCCAAACTGCCTCGGCGATACGAGAGACGCCGGTGAGAATGAAAACCGTGAGAACGAGTGCTGCATAGAAAGGAATAGCAGCAGCAGCGATCTTGCCAATGAGAACCAACCAGCCAGAGAGGGCTGGAAAGTTCTCAGCGATAGAGTTGATCACGGCCTTGAACTGGTTGCGGCACCAATCGAAAAGAGATCGTAGTTTTTCACCAATGGTGTTAACGATTCCTCCAATAGTGGATGCGATGTTCAAGGCGGTGACAGTACCGCGAGCCTTGTGGACAGTCGGGGCTACGTATTGGTCGTGTAAGCGAAGAGAGAGTGTGGTGACACCCTCGATCAATTCGCTAACGACGTAACGCGTAACAGCTCTCCCTAAGTTCCAGCCAGTGATGGCCAGATCGTAGAGAAAACCTTGTTTGACAATCCAGAAGCTGCTGTAGATCGCTTTGGTGACAGACATGTCAGGAAGACAAGAAACGTACGCGAACTCCGAGTAGCCACATCTGCGACCTAAGTCGCAAATGGCCAAGCGGTG